CACCAATCCAAAATCGACTTTTGTTGATTGGACTTCGTGTAGGAAGATGATCAAGGTTAAATAATCCTGATTTTAGAAAACGATCGTAAATAAAACCATTAGGATCAAGAACTTCATCTTCAGCATCTTCTGTCTTATCAGATGCAAGACCAGAGAACGTCATATTCTTATAACGTTCTTCTTTAGAAAAATCTTTTTGTTTTGAAGACTTTTCAAAATCTATATCTAAATCAAGACCAAACTGAAAACAGTCAAAACTGTTATACATATATTCTTTTTCATTTCCTAACGAATTTACGAATTAAAATGTTATATACATTTTCGAGGTAAAGATATAGATTAAATTTAAACGAACAAACATTTTCAAGAATAAAACGTCTTTAACTTAAAATATTGTCCTTTTGTTGAGAAAAAGTTTTCATCAAATGTTGCTCCAATGACTTTTTTAATATATCTTTACGCTCAGAAAAAGCGATGGAGCTTATAAAGGGATTGTGCCTTGCTGAGTCCATATCATTAGAATCGTCAGGTCCATTAAGTACGATCGAGCTTTTTCTTATTTTATCTTCCTTAGGTCTGCTATAGTCGAAAGAAGTTAATACCCAGATCTTGTCCCTAAAGTTGTCTTCTTCGTCATAGACCACAGTTCTCATTAATACAACTCTATATTTATCTTTGTGAATGTTAACTTTAGAGTTGTTTTCGTAAAAATTTCCAATACGACCATGTTTCAAAACATCAGAAATAATATCTGACATTTCTTCAAGAGATTCAAAATCATCTTGTTCGATAAAATGTCTCTTCCTAATATGACGAATCCCTTTGATATCATCTCCCCAAACAATATCAATCTTACCTAAACCTCTTCTCTCCCAAGCGCCAATAACTTGACCCTTCTTTTCCTTTAAAAGAAAATCAATGGCTTGTTTTGGTTTACCTTCGAAAGAAGAATAATTAGTACCAAATTCTTTTAATTCCTTATAAGCATAAACCTTAGTTCTTTTTTGACCTTTAGCTAGTTTCCAACTTCCGTCAGCTTGTTTTTGATATTTAATCCCTTTCCACTCTCGAATCTCGCCAACCGCAGCTTTAGCTTTAAACAAATCTTCTTCTAAAGATTTCTTATAAAACTCACTTAAAGATTTATTTATGTCGTCTGAATAAATAATCGCTTCAATTTCTAAAGAAGAAGCTCCTAACTTTTTCAATTTATCAATCAATTGACTCATACTCTTTTCAATAAAAAGAGGGAGTTGATTCTCCCTCTTTAGAAACTAACAAAATCAGTGCATTTGTAGACGGTATTTACTCTGTTTTAGAGAGGCGAGAAAATCATCTATCCAAGATATTTCACCATTATACTCATCTTTACCCTCAAGTTCTTTCCTGAATTCAATAGTACGATCAAATATCATTTGACAAATCTTCACCGGATCATCTTCTTCGACTTTATCTCCTTGGATCTCTCCATCTTTAAACCTACCAAATCCAGCTTGTCCAGCTTCAGCGATCTTATCTTCAAATTCTCCGACTTCTTCTGAGAGATCATCAAGATAGACGTGTTTAGAATTATCTTCTTCTCCCCAATGAATATTTTTCAATCGAGTTTTTGCTCCTTCAATGAAATTTAAGTATTCATTAAACACTTTCTTTTCTTGTTTTTCAGCCTTTTCTAATTCATTCTTATCGCCTCCACTTATACTTTGGATGTTTATCTTACCTTCATTATTCCAATCTTGAACAACAGATTTAAACATTTGAAGATCATCTTGATTATTAAAACGAATAGTGAGATCGTTCTCGTTAGATTTCAATAAATCATTTTCTTGAGACTTTTGAATGTTCTCAGTCTTGGTAACACCATTTAAACGA